CTTTTATAATCTTAGCAATTCTAGTAGTTGCAGTATAAGCCTGATTGACACCAGCATTAGAAGATGGAGTCTGGAATCCAGTTTTAAAATAAGTAGTTGGTGCAGCTACAGTAGCTATAGATACTACATACTTACTAGAATAATCACCTGTCTTCACATAAATTACTCCTTCGTAAGGATAAGTTGAAGTTAGATCTATTGATCCTCCACGAGATGTGAAAATAACATCAGAAGCCCAACCTCCAGTTTCATTTTCTCCTGAAGCTTTTCCTAGTGCAGTTGCTTTTGTTACAGTAACAGTTTTATTAATTATAAATGTAGTATCAGCTACTGTAGTTGCAACTATGTTATCTTTAACTCCTCCTGCAGTAGTTCCAGTTTCAAGATATCCTAGATCTGCATCAACAACAACTGAAGCATGTGATCCAGCGACAATCGTTGAAATTGAGGCATCAGCAACAGTATCATGTAATACTGGTACTGACACACCATCTTTATCATAGGCTTTTAAAGTTTTTGAAGCTCCAGAAGTCCTACTGAGAATTGTTGTATATTCTTCATCTCTATCTCTTCGTATACTATGGATAAATAAATCATCTTCATCTATAGTAGATACTCTTGTTCTATGCTCAGTTCCAGGTCGTTTCTCTAAACCTCTAGCAACAGAACTTAATCCATTAATTTGTCTTTCTGCTTGTGTTGATAACCTAATTTCAGCAGGTTGCTGAGAAATACCATTTATCAAATTAGGTATAGAAGTAGAAACTAAAGGCATAATTAAGAGTATAGAATTCTTTGAGATTCAATAAGTGATTGGGTAGATGTTCCTCTATCTAATGCTCTGAAAGTATCATAGTTATCAAAAATATTAAAATCTGCAGTCATCTCACTAGAACCAATAGTATTTTCTTGGAACTTTCTTCCTGCTCTTAATGCAATATATCTTCGTGCTATTTCTGGAAGCTCTTCAAAATCAAAAAGAAGTACAATGTCTACTTCAATATCAGCAGTAAATTCAAATGTATTTTTTGTACGATCATAAAGTTTTTCACTACGAAGAACTACATCAGTATCATACCTACGTTTCATTCCCAACGTATCTACTCTGAGAGTATTAAGAGGAACAACTATATTGTTAGCTGTATTTCTTACTAATGTTGTTTTTATATCAGTATTAAATGTCCATCCTGAAGATTGTACTTCACGAGAAACTGTAGTTAGGGTTATGGCAGCTATCTCTGCTTCCTGAAGACCAGAATTCAAAGTATTTACTGGAGCTTCTCCAACACCAATAAGCATTGAATTAATAGCATCTAGTTTGGAAGTTAATGATACAGCCATATATGTTTATGTGAGGATATTTATGTGAGGGTGTAGAGGAGGAATGGAGAACTATTATGCCTCCTCTACGAAAATGGGGTACAGCAAGAGGATTAACCATACCCCACGAAGAGGTTATTATGAAACAGGTGCAACAAGTAATACGCTCATTGCTGGACGTAGTACGTTGTGACCCATTGCATATTTAGAAACGATTAGAGTTCCTTGACGATTGACCATATAATCTGTCTCAACCGAAAGGTCTAATAGTTTAACAGTTGCTACTGCATCTTTATTCATGACAATAGCACGAACTTTCTCTCCTTCGCCACCATAAGCTGCGGCAGCAGGAAGATCGTAAACAGTTGTCCTGTTAGATTCTGCTGTACCTAAAGGACGATCTGCGCTTGGAACTATACCAGCACGAGAACCTCCACTACCACTCATAGTCCAGAGATTGGTTGCCCAAGCTGAAGAACCACCAGATCCAAGATGAGGAGTTCTAACTACTGGAATACCCGCAATAGTTGGAAGATCTACATCCTTAACTGAACCACTTCCACCTACATCCTGATTAAACAGGTGCAAGTTAGCAGTAGTTTCAGAGTTAGTCTGAGATTTAAACATGTGATAGAAGATATCTGTAGCTATAACACATACTAAATCATCAAGAGGTGCGCCAGCACTTTCTAGAATACGTTTAGCTTCAATAACTCCTTCCATGAAATACATGGATTTTACAGAGTTAGCAAGACTTGCGTATGTCACATTAGCTGTGAAGTCCTCATCAGTCCACGCTACATTCTCTTGAACAAGAGCTGCAACTGCGGCTGCTGAAGTTGATAGACCTGCTTTGATAGCCATTCTGAGAACATTTTTATCCGCAGCATAGGCTAATCCATAAGCAGCTTCCTGTGAGTAAACTGAACGTATGTCATATTGAGACATCGCTTCATCAATATTAGGGATGAATTGATTTACAATTAAGAGATCATCAATAGTGACAATTCTTTCAGTTTGCTTGGCTATTGAGCCAGGAACGATTTCATTTCCAGGAGTATGATACCCTGCGGTACGATGCTTACCTGTCATAATGAACTGTGCCGATTTACCCTCCTTAATATTTCGGGTTCTCGTATAGTTCATCATTACATTCTTGGTCTGAAATGCGGTCATGACCTCACCAGCATATAACTTTAGATATAACGCTCTAGAGTTATTTGCGGCATTGACCATACCAGATCTTAGACCTGTATAGTTTGTTGCACTCATAAAATTTATTTAATTGAGATTAAAGTTTACTAGTTTTTATACTAGCACGATTAAAGTTACGGATTTACTATATCGTTCTCAATTAAAGTTATCCTCCTCAGAGGGCAATAATTTTGTTTTGATGTTTCACTTCCGTATTACATGAGGTTAGATGATTCTAGTTTTCTAGATACATCTTCCCTAAAAGCAGGGTCACTAAGATATTTAGGATCTCGCATTGCTTCTGACATTTGTGCTAATGAAGAGAAACTTCCTGATCCTGAACCACCTGTAGTACCCTGTAAAAGATTTGGTGCGGTTCCGTTTTCTATTTGAAACTGAGCGTTTAGAGATTTTACAGCAAACAAGCCATCATTCGGATTGTCACTCTCTACTGCTCTATTAAAAGAATCCTGATCTTGTTTACTCAGGTTTTTACCAGCCCACTCTAATAAATTGTTATATTCATTTTTACCACCTACAGAAGTATGTACCGCATCGACCATTTTATCTGCTATTGCTTGTTGACCTTGAATCCATGAATCAACTACTTCAGTAGTAAGTCCTTTTTCTTTTAGTTCACTATAAGATTCAGGAGATAATGCAGAGGTATCATTAAATTCTTTTGCATACTTATCATAATCAAGTCCTTGATCTGATAGAGCTTGCTTTGCTTCTTCAATAGTTGGTTGAGGAGTCTGCGGAGGTGGTTTAGCCTCATCGATGTCCGTCACAGACTCCGAATTAGAAGATAGCTTTTGTTCTAATTCGTGGTAGGCTTTCGCCATATCTTCAGGACTTTCAAATTTATCTGGAAGCCACGATGGTTGTTCATCTTCTCGTGCTACGGCTCCTGCTTGTTCTGCAAGTTGAACCATAGCTTGTTCATGCTCCTTAGTTCCTTCAGGAGGTGGTGGAGCATCTTCATGTGTACTTATTTGTTGGAATTCTGCCATTTTGAATCTCCTCTTTTAAAGTTAATTATTCATTTGAGGTGGAGGTGCTTCCCCCATACCTGATTGATTCATTGATTTAGCCATCTCTGGTGTAGCTTTTTCAGCTATCCTACTCAATGTTTGCTGGTTAATCATTTCAGCTTGTGCTGCTTGTGCTTCTTTTGCTTCAAGTTGTTTCTGCTCTTCAGATTTTACTAAACCTTCAGTATCAATTCCAAGTGATCCTGCAAGTCTTGTAATATAATCTGATATATTTAATTGTGACATTGCTTCTGGACCAAGTGGGATTATACTCTGCATAAATTGTCCTAATTTATTTAGATCTTCACCTCTACCTAGAGCTTCAACTCCTGTAATAATAAGAGGTTTTAATCCTTCATCAGGTAAAACAGGTATCTTCTTTTCTTTTCCCATCTTATGCATTAATAATTCTACCAAAGGTAATTGAAACTCTTGTGAAAGAACTGCATATACTCCTCCTAATGCTATTTCAAGTTCCTGATGAGCTATTCTAATTTCTTCTGCTGTTACTCTTTCTGCATCCCTTCTGATTGAAGAGTTCATCAGAAAGACTCTTGATAATCTAGTCTGTAACTGCTGAATAGTTTGTGCAGCTATTGCAAAATCCTGTGTTTTTCCTAGTTGTAACGTAGATACATCATTATCATCTCCTGTAACTATCGCTCCATTCGGAGAATCAGCAAGAGTTTTAATTCGTGTAGTTCCATTTGGTCTAACCATGAACAATACTTTTGCAGCGGCTGCTGAACCTTCTACAATAGACTGAGTAAGAGATTCTAAAGACTTTAGATCTCCCAAATACTCTTCTACATATCCTCTTCCATAGTCTTCTCCATCCATTGATGTGAATCTGAGAGCAAGAAAAGGACACTTCTTCTTAGTGTATGTACCTTCTGATCCTGGAACTGTAAGACCATTTAATTCCTGATAAACTGTCCAGTTTTTTCCTGTCCATTTAACACAAGTATAGAGGTCTTGATTTTTTGTAATATCTTCAGATTCAGGATCAGTCAGGAGTTCTCTAGTTTTTTCAGGTAGAGATAAAGGAGATAAAGATTCTTTAGTTATAATTTTTAATACATTTCCCATTGCATCACGTTTAACCACATAACGATCTAAACGAAAAACTCTTATCTGCTCTTTAGGAGGTAAGTATACAAGAACATTTCCTGTAACAATAAGTTGTTTTAATGCCTCAGAAATAGGAACTCTTAATCCTCTAACTTCGATTTCCTGCATTACTAAGCGTTCAATCTTTGCTAAGGACTCTTCAGCTTCAGATCTCTGTTCTGCTATTAGTGCTTCTAGTTCTGAGGAGTCTACGACTAAACGAAAAAAGGGAGCATTAGGTGGAAGCAAGGTCAGTAGAAGTTTGGAGCTTAAATTATTTACTCCTTCGGCTCCAATAGATTGAAAGGGAGTTACAAATTCTGTTGTACTTCTATGACTTTGTAGGGGTAGGAGACTAGGGATGGTAAACAAGGAAGCTTCTCTTCCTCTATTCAAATAATTTTCTCTATCAGCAGCATAATTATCATACATTCCTTTAACTTCGCCTTCTTCAGCATACTCAGAGTCAACATTAATTTCAGTTTTTGTATATTTCTTCATCGATTAATTCGTAAAGATGATCTTGCCTGTGCTTTTGCTTTATTTGCTGCTAACTCTGCAGCTTTTTTGTTAGCTGTTAATCCAGAGTAAGCACTTTGATCTGGATCTATAGTTACAGTAGTAGGGTCTGCAGGATTATGGATGTAGTCTGAAAGTTCCTGTCCTTTTTCTCCTATATAATTAAATAAATCTGTTATACCCTGATTTACTAGACCACCATAATACGCAGCTCCTCCTGTA